GTTGCAGAAGCGTATGTTGTCGGTTCCTGACTGCAAATATCAAATCTTGACGCTTCCGTATCTAAAACCGTCAAACCGTTGTCTAAAACTCTGTCTGCTATAAATGCCATTAGTAACTCCTTATCTTAATTCTGCGCCCTGAAGCTGATGTTTTTGATCGTTCACTTTCACTATTAATATCACTTATTGCTTTTTGATACAACGCCGCCCATGTTTGTATTCTACTATCTTCCTGCAAATATGGCGCAGAATGCAGTAAAGCACCATATAAATAAGCGTCTGGATAGTTAGTAAGCAACCAATTAGTTTGATTACCATTATTTAATGCATCTATTTTTTCATAATATAACAACTCAAGAGTATAAGTCGCATCTGGTTTTGGAAAAACTTCTATTGAACTATCTAATATAGAATACGTTGTTGGCTTGCCTGTCGTGTCATTGTTTGCTTCACGGAGCTTAGATATTTCTAATGCACTTGCTTGCTCTAGCGTAGATATATCTGAAGCCGTAATAACAAATCTAATAGGCTGTAGAAAATCTGTAGGTAAAGCTGTATATTGCGTATTCAACTGTGCAGTCGCACGTTTTTCCATTCTATAATGACGAACTTCTCTATTCATTTGTGCTTCTGATAATGAAATAAAATCGGGAATAGTTGATGTTAAATCATCACGATTAAGAAAATCTGCTATAGAAGATTTAAGTTCATCATATGTTGTTAGTGCCATTCTACACTCCTAATAGGTAAGTAAACTATCGTTTCTACCATCTTTATTGTCTCTTACCATAAAATCCATTAATCCGACACCCCCTACGACACCTAATTGTGGAATACCTTTTTTTATTGCGTTTTTAATAAATTTTTCATTTAAACGAACAGCTTGAACCTCTTCCATTACTTCCCTACCATCCTGCAATGTTTTCATTTTGATTTTTTGTATTTCTGCATCTGGATCTATTTTCTCAATGATTTTTTTCAAACGTAATGGAGCAATGTTTTCATAAAATGCTTTGTGTCCTTCCAATTTACCGCCTGTTGTTCTCTCTACCGCTTCTGCATTTGGTAAGGCAAACCAATCACCACCGTTTGTTATTGCGTCATGCAGATTTCTTTTAATTGTCATGTCAAGCCATTTGTTTGTGCTTCCTGTTAATGGCGGTATATTGCGTACATTGTCTGAGTTTTGGGTTGGAAATGCTAATTGATAATCATCAGACCTTTGCGCATCTAAAATAGAAAACTGTTCTTTGTCTAAAATCTCTTTATATTTTTTGGTTTCTTCTTTTAATGAAGGTAGATCCCTTCTAAACAAATCATTAAAATTGGTTACACTATATGATGTAGGATCAAACGCTCTGTATTCGTGACCTACTAAAAAATTCTTTTCAAAATTATCAATAAAAGAAAGTCTTTCAGTAGTAAATTCTGTTTCTCTAGCTTTATCATATGATCCAGTGAAAGATTTTTGCATGTAAGCGTTCATTGGTGTTATGAAATCCACTTCAATTTTTGGATTTGCATCAAGATAATCTTTAAGAAATGTGCTATCTTTAGTTTTTAATGGTACTTTAGCAAACAAAGCATTTTTGTTCATTGTGTATGTTTGGTCATATGCGTAAGCCTGATATAATTCAAAAAGTTGTTTAGCGTTATCATCCCAATCATTTTTGTTTTTTGGAAGCTGCAAGGTTTTTGTTACCTCTGGCGGTATAACTCCACTACCTGTACCTTGCTGACGCTTTGCTCCTTCTCTTTGGTTATTTCTAATAGCATACAACTCACGAAAACGGCTTTCTATTAATTCATCATTGATTTGTGTTTGTAGTTCAAAAACATCGTTTGGTGTTTTATAATTAGCTATAGCCATTATTGCATCTTCGTTGCTTTTAAAACCTGCAGGATCTCTTTCGTAACCTTTTAAAGTGTCTACCTTTGCACTAAAGCTATTGATAAGGTCATTGATATTATCGCCCGATACTTTTTTAGCTTCGGCAAACTTTTCATTGTAGTTTGAGTAGGATTGCATTTGATCAAATGTTCTGAATGTTGGAAATTGTTGACGAATACCTGTTTCATCATAATCTGCCGCCGTTGCATTTGGTGTATTATCAACAAATAATTGTCGATCACGTTCCAATCTTTTTATAAGGTCTTTTCTTGTATCTCTGACGTATTGACCCACATCAGATTGCGCCTCACCCATTAAATAAACATTATCACCTGAGATACCCTCATACATGCCTGATCTTGCGTGTGACACAATTCTATCTTGTTCGCCATCAAAGTGTTTTGCATTTTTCATATCAACTAACGGCATAAAATCATCACGCAAATGATAAACTTTTTCCTTGTAATCTTCAGCACCACCTAAAAAATTGTCAGAATATGAAGTGTCACCCTCTGAAAACTCTAAATTGTAAAAATCTTCTGCATCCCCCTTACCTAGAATTGTTTGATAGAAATAAGCAGGATCACTATACAAACCTTCACTTTCAGCCATTTCTGTTAGGCTGTCTTTTGCCATTTCTTCAGCATCAAAACCATAATATTCAGCCGCTTCATCATAGTCATTAAATTTTTTGTAAGTATTTTGGTTTTTATCAAAAGTAAACAATGATAAACCACCGTCTTTAAAATAATCACCTGCTGCTTCATATATATTTTCATAGCCAAGATCATTTATTATTTTTTGTAAATGTTTACCTTTTACTGAAACATTCATCCCTTTATAATTACCTTCTTGCTCCGCTATCGTGCCAAGAAGATTGCTTAAATCAATATCAGGATCAAAAGAGCTTTCTTCATACTGTTTGTAAGCGTCTATTAAATTATCAGCATTCAACAAATCGTCTTGATCCATTAACATTTCTGGCAAGTATTCATCTCTATAATATTGCACTTCATCAGGTAATGAGGCTTCAAGAAAATCATACAACATTTCGTCAGACGAAGGAGCTTCACCACCTATTCTACCCAAACTTTCATAGATATTTTCTTCTATTACAGGAGTTTGTTTATTAAGGTAATCTATAAGTTCTTGTTTTGTTATTGTTTTTCCTGCAAACTCCTGATCTGCACCTGTAAGTTGCAATTCGTCTAAGTTAGCACCACCTTTTTTTAACATCCATGATTTTAATTGCTCATAAGTGCCTTTATTTTGCGGTAGTTTTTCAGCGGCTCTGACTGATGGGCTGTATAGTTCAACCGCTTGTCTGTTTGGCACAAATGTTCCATCTGCTAAGTAAAACCCATCACCTACACCACCTGTAATATCAGCACTTAACGCCTTTGGAAGCATATCTGTTTCTGTAAACGCTTCTCTAACACCTTCTATTCTTTCGTCTAGCGTACCGCTACCTAACAATGATCTGCCTGCGTACTGATAATCTGGTAATCTAGCTTTTATATATGATTGAGCATATGGTGCTAAAATTCCTGCCATTCTGCCTTGAGGACTAACACCTGCTACTTCAGCCGCGCCCAGAATATCCCTAGTCAATCTATCTTCGCTTTCAGTACCGCCTGCTATTCCTTCTGCTAACGCAGCAATACCTTTTTCTCCTGCGCCAAGAATACCAAACAATCCTGCAGCCGCCATATCTGACAAATAAGCAGGTGCTTGTATGTAAGGACGAAACATATCTGGCGCTGCATTACGAAAACCACTGAAACTAATTTCACCTGCATTGCCTGCAAATGTTTTAGACAAATCAAGCATTTCGTTACCGTAATCTTCTACGACATCACCAAACCTATTGTCTTTGTTAAAGCGTCTATCAAGCTGCCTAGTGAAATAATCCTCTAACGCGCCAAAAATATTTCTATTTTCAGTTGCCACGATTATCTTCCTCCATAAATGGTATGGTTAATAAACCGCCTGCGCCTGACGCCATAAGGTTTTTTAAATGCGATAATCTAGGATCAAAACGTGCAAAACGTGACCTTACATCCTCTGGATTGTAACTTACTTCAGTCATATTTCCTCTTGCTTCGGGCGCTCTTACACCTGTAAATCCTGCATTTTCTAATATTTCTGTAAGATTATCATTACCAAAAGTTTCTCTAAGCTTTGAAATAGTAACTATACCATCTTGATAACTATCAATATATACTGACATTTTAGGATTTGTTTTGTGTTTAATAAAAACCTGATCACCATCGTTTTTAATTTCAACATCAAATTCCGATCCCTCTCCTTCAAAAGCTTTTCCTATTTTTGCTGCATTTTCTTTGCCTGTACGCTGTGAAGCATCAAAAGGATTATCTGATCGAACAGACAAAACCGTTTGATTTCCACCTTCCACATAAGGTCTTGGCGTTTCATATTGGTTAGCTCTACCAATATACCGATCAGTTCTATTAGGATCTGTTGATGTATAAAATCCTTTGCCAAGAAGATTTTGCCTCACCCCTAACTTAGAAGGATCAATCGCCCTAATATCGTCTGGTGTGCCATGAAGCCTTGGATTGAAACCCATTGCTTTTTCTCTATCCATGCGACTTGCAGCGTCCATAGGCAAATCATAGTTTTGTGATAAATACATATTTAACTGCGTATTGGCTACATCATCACCCATATCAAGCATTTGATCTGTAACCTGATCAGCTTTACCTGCGTTAAGCAAACCTAAAATCTCATCTCCGCGATTTTTTACAGGAGCCTTTAAACGATTTAACAAACCCATTACCATTTTACTTTGTTCGCCCAAAATGCTGCAGACATTTTACCCTTGGAAATATTCTTTGCATGCCTTGCTTTAAAAGATTTAGCACGTTTAGTCATTTTTTTATCGCCTGTCTTGCCCTGTTGACCGAACCTAATAGTTTTTACTTTGTCACCTTCTTTAGCAACAACGACATGTGATTTAGTTTTGTGATTAGGTGTACGTTTTGGTTTATTATAACCGCTTACCCCTGCACGTTCTAAACGACTGTCTTTTTTCTTAGCCATGTTAGCTTAGTAAAGTTGGTGGTTGATTTCTGCGGCGCATTTCTTGGTCACGCAACATTGCCATCATTTGCATAGGATCTACCATTTCTGGCCTAAGTTCTTGCTGCAACAAACCTTGTATAATCGGATTAACCATTTCTTCTATCTGTTGATTATTTAAGGGAGATGAAGATAAAGGGCTGTTCACATTTGGAAACGATCTAGTCCTGTCAAATCTTGCCCTGTTTGCATCACTTGGATCTAAAGGCGGCAATTCATTTACTACTACGTTTTGTTGAGGAGTATTAGTTACGTTGTTATTAGAAACCATAGCACTCATGCCTGTAGGTCTATTTTCCATACCTGCCTGCGCATAGGTTCTTGGCCTGTTGTAGCCATATGGCGCTACGTTAGCTAAATTTAATGCTGCACTGTATAAACCTGCGCCTTGGAAAGTATCGCCAGAAGTATTCATTCCACCGCCATCAAACATATCAATATAAGCAGGAACATAGTTACCTGTATTCATATCAAAATAGCCAAAACTTTTATCATTTTGACTTGCCAATATTCTTTTACGTTGATCATCGCTTGGGCTACCATCTTTAAATTCCATATTTTTTCCAGAGCCTTTGCCCCCACCACCAGAACGAACAGCCTGAGATTGGGGGCTAGATGGACTATATGCAGCCTGACGTTCTTCTTCGTCTACTTTTGTTAGCTTGCCATCTTTGAACGTAAAAGCCATTTACTTCTTTTTACCGCCTTTTTTCTTTTTCGGGTACATTATAATCTCCTTTTTGATTTCTTTTTTGCTGTACTACTTAATTCACTAAAATGATATAGTCTTTTGCTTGTTTTTCCATGCGTCTTGCCAGAATGAACCTGACCATTAGGCATTTTGTGCATACCACCTGTATGCTTTGTGCCATCTCTGAAATAATGAGCAACACTTTTAGCCATTATTTTTTACTTTTCTTTTTGGTAGTTTTCTTAGCAGTTTTAGCCGATTGCTTAAAAGCTTTATCTGTAGGTGCGCCTTTTGCACCTTTTGCTCTCATTCTCTCTGGCGTTTTTCCTGCTTTTTTCTGCGCTTTTATGCGCTTACGTTTTGCTTGAATATTAGAATATAATCCACGTTTTGGCATGCGCATCTCCTAAAATTAATTTGAGACTAACACATTATGCAATGCCACGCAAATTCCTTCTTATAGGTTCACCCCAACTTTGTAACGGACGATAACCTACAGCCATATATCGCCAAGCGTCAGCACCATGTGAAGTCCAATCATGCAATGGTCTACCACGCCATGTTTTGTTTTTTTCATCGAAATCTCTACGATATTGACGTAACGCCTCAATGCCACGATTGCATTTAGTTTCATCAAAATAGCATCTAGGTATCATTGTTCTTGCTGCCTGTATGCCATCCTCTATTGCAAGCTTTGGCGCTATCTCTATGTTTCGTATGCCAAGAGCATCTAATACTTCTAACCTGCTTTTACCTGTGCCAAGTTCTTTAACCTGTACATCATGCGGCAGAATGTGTTGTTCGTAATGGTATTCTTTGTTGAGCAGAACCTTTGCATAATGGTCTAAACCTACACCACTATTTTCGTAATAATCAATAACTCTAACTTCACCACCGCCTAGAAACTGACAAAACCAAATAGATGTGCTGTCACCTATTCCCAAATCCCAAGCAGTAATTACTGACATAGCAGGATCATAAGGAACACTTGTTACCCTATTTTCATTTGTGGCATCTTTCATTTCTTGAGCATAGTAAGCGCCTTGTATTGCTGCTTCGAAAGAACATTCAAACTCTTGTTCATAACGATCCTCACCCATTGTGCGTTTAGCTTCTTTTAATTCTTCTTTGTCTAATATGTTGGTTTGAGAAGCTTTGTGCATTGCAGTAAACCAATTAGGATTGTCTTGCGCATCATGCCACAATTCCCAAAATTCGTTTTTACCTTTGGGTGTACTGATAAACGTACAGCTACCATGTCTGTCTGATATTGCAGGCCGCAACACTGTAGGCCAAGCTGAAGCAGGAAAGTCTGCCATCTCATCACAAACTATGCTGTCAAAATAAAGACCACGCATAGCATTATAATTATCTGCGCCATAGACGCGAAATCTGCTTCCATTGCTAAAGTCTATCCTCAGTTCGCTGTTGTTAATTTTTCTATTAGGAATGTCTTGAGTATACTCTAGTGCATAATCCCAAGCTACAGCTTTTGCTTGTGAAAGATATGGAGCAATGTACGCTACTCTAACGTTTTCTTTCTCCACTGAAAAACATGACCTAATTAAATCATTTATTGCTGCTACTGTTTTACCAAACCTTCTGTGCGCAACGATGATGGCAAAGCGCTCCGTCCTGTTGTGAAACTTTTTTGCTTGTTTGCGCGGTTTGTAATCAATCTCTATTACATCTTCCATTTTAATTTAACCACATGCTCTAAGCCACCATCTATTTCTGCTTTGACCTGCATCGGTAATACTTTACCCATAAGAGACATAAATGATTGTGGGTTTTCTATAGCCTGATATTCTAAGTAAGAAACCATACCTTCCTTCTTAGCATCTTCTACAAATCTAGGATCAGCTTTATCAGGATCATCGTATCTTGCTAAGACAATATTCTGTCCTGCCCTATCTGCAGCTTCTAATATAGCATCTTTAAGTAGCTTTGGAACTTTATTACCTGTTCCCTTTTTTCTACCCGATCCTTCTACTTTAGATATTTGTTCTTGCTTTGTACTCATATGTCCGTCCTTACAGGGTGCGTCTATACTTTATATAATATAACCTAAAAAGATTACAAAAAAAAGCCCCCCGAAGTTTTTTGGAAAAAGGAAACGCTTCGAAGGGCAGTTAAGGCGTATCTCAGGGAGGTTGATAACACGCCCTGAGTAACATTGTACCATCTTTTAATAATTATGAATAGCTGTCAACGCTTCTTTGTAAGGTTGTATATCTGCCTCAGTAACTAACCCCTTGTTCAAAAGCTTCTGCGCTTCAGTTCCATTTATATAATGCTCATCTACTGGTTCTCCACGTTTTATTCTTGCTGCGTTTATTTTAAATGGGTCAGGAGTATATTTGTTATCACCTGTTAAGTCACGAAACTCAGGACGCCTTGTTGATATTTGCTTTGCTGCTCTGTGCATTTCTTTGATTGTAGGCCATGTTCTGGTTTCTAAATTTCCTAGCAGTGCCTCTTCGAAATCATTAAACCAATCCTTATAGCCTCTTGTGGGAGCGTTCTTGATAATAACATTTGTAAGTATCTCAGCTTCTCTTTTCATACCCTCACTATTGTTTGTAATTGCTCTGGGCGCATTTAAACGTCCTATCATTGATAGAAACATTTCTTTTAATTCTTCATTTCTCATTCATCATCTCCTGCAAAACTCTGTCTTGAATATTAACTGTTGCTAATTCTATTTCATTTGTCCACCGTTCTTGTCTTAACCAAGTTCTAGCATGTGGTACAAACTTCATATCCTGATTGCAAAAATCTTTAATGCTATCTGCGTAAGCTTTAATACCATCTAGGATAACATCAGGTTCAGCTTTACTTAATGCTGTGATGAAAGATTGTTTAGCTGCCATCTTATTTAGCTTTCTTGGATAATAACTCCAAAATTCATCAAATAATTCATCTATATTATTAGGTTTATTTCCAAGGTTATTTATTACAAGGTTATTCATACGCAGATTTTGCGTATCCCCATGCGCAGATATTGCGCTACCCATACGCAGATTTTGCGCATCGTCTGAATGCCAAGGAGTTCCAGTAAGTTCTAATATATAACTATTGGTTGTTTTACCGCCTGTTTCCCTGTATTGTGCTTTTCTTGTTAATAATCCTGCGTGTTCTAAAGTAACTATATGTGTCTCTACTGATCGTCTTGACATCTCACATAAATTTGCAAGTCGGTTTATGCTTGGGAAGCATTCACCTGTTTCTCCGTTATGGTGGTCTGCAATCCAATATAAAACTATTTTAGTGGCAGGCTTTAAATTCGTTTGCTTCATAGCTAATGCTGTCATATAATGCGACATGAGGCATCCTTTCTGTGTGTTCTTTCGGTTGTTTCACTTCTCTTTAGATTGACCCTCTGCTTCGGTAGGGGGTCTTTTTATTTAATCATATTTAAAGTAATCTGACAAAGCTTTTACTGTTGTATATTTAACACCATCAAACACTCCATCTCTAATTCTATATACAGTGTGACGCGATAAGCCTGTCTTACTGCATACATCTGCAGGGCGTTCATCTTTCAATAAAACCTGCACATCTTTTAACGTCAGCATTGTTTCCATAAATTTTTTTCCTTAATTTGCTTTATTAGGGTTGTGTCTACGCTACATTTATGGTAGATGCAAGATACATTTTGGAAAAAGGACAAAAAAATGTCAGAAGAAAAAAGACCACCACAAGTTACGCTAAAGCTTTTTATAGCTACAGCTATTAACAAGCACACAATGAAAGCACTGGATAATGGCGATCCAATGTTTCCTGCAGGCGCACAGAAAATATTAGATGATGCAATTGATGATGCTTTTAAATCATTTGAACAGCATGGTATTTACGCAGGATTTAAGCCAATTAAGGAGAAGGAAGATGCCTAAAGAAAAAACATTGCCGCCTAAACTGTTAGAGGTTTTAAAGAAAATAGATATGACCCAAGAACAAGCCACATGGGATGTTCACGGTACACCTGTTCTTTTACACAAAGCCTGTGAAAAAATGGCTGCAGAATACAATATTGTTTTTGATGCTCCAACAATGATAGAAAGTGATGCAAGCAGTAAACAGGCTGTAATGTGTGTTACTGGACATATGGGAGACAATACTGAGTGGTCTATTGGTGAAGCTACACCCTACAACAATAAAAACAATTATCCTTACGCAATGGCAGAAAAACGCGCCAAAGACAGGGTAATACTAAAACTTGTTGGTTTACATGGTCACGTTTACAGCGAAGCAGAAGCAGATGAATTTAATGAAGCAAAGCCAAAGCCTCTAATGAACCTAGACACTGAGGCCAGAGTTGATGCAGCTATTACGTTTTACGAAAACTGCAATCAAAGTAGATTTGCAGACAATGAAAAGCGTTACAAAAATTTATTAAATAATGCAGATATAAATGAACAACAGTATGAGGCTGTTGTAGAAGCACATGACAAAAGAAAAGTGGAGTTAATGATATGAAAGTTATTACAATATTCGGGCGTGTCACCAAAGACTGTGAAGTTCGTCAGACAGACACAGGGAAGTTTGTTACCTTTTCTGTTGCAGTTAACGAAGGTTATAAAGAAAATCAAACAGCAATCTTCTTCGATGTAGCTTACAATCGTGAGGGCATTGCACCTTATGTGACTAAAGGTAAGCAAGTTACAGTGCATGGTGATTTTAAAACTAGTGTGTACAACGACAAAACTTACCTAAAAATACAAGCTTATAAAGTTGAGTTAGGCGGCTCTATACAAGGCGCACCTAAGACTGTTAGCGAAGTATCTCAGCAAAACAACAGAATGGCAGAAGGTCAATCAGTAACGGATGATTTGGGCGATGATGAAATCCCATTCTAAAATTCAAGTTCATATCAGGGATGGGCAACTACTGCCTGTCTCTGAGCATGACAGTCAACAGCTACAAGAAGCAAAGCAGGGGCAAACCTACAACCTGCAAACCACAGGAAAACGATCTAACCCACATCATAGTTTGTATTGGGTAACATTAAGTAACGTGGTTAAAGCAACAGGGCGTTGGCCTACAACAGAACACTTGCACAATGAGTTAAAGTGGGCATGTGGTTACGTTAAGATGCGTTGGAATAGTTTAGCAAGCGCACACATGAGAATGATTGATAGCATCAATTTTGATGAAATGGATCAGAAAGAATTTAACCAATATTTCGAAATGTCTATGGAAAAACTAGCAGAGGCTATAGGATATGACCCAATCGAAACCAATATACGAAAACAAAAATGACTTTCTGGTAGAGCAGAAGCTTGCAGATTTTCTATGCGAAAAGTGGAAGTGTGAAATGTATCGCCAGAAAAAATTATCACAGTTTGATTTTATTGCACACAAAGATGGAAAACCTAAAGCATTGATCGAACTGCGCAAACTAAACTGTTCGAAAGACAAATACCCTACAGCAATGGTCAGTATGACAAAGCTTGTAGCTTGGCACACAATGTATGGAATAACGCGACTTCCATGCCTGTTTGTGGTACAATGGCAGGATGCGGTTGGTTATGTCGATTTGCAAGAGTACGTTATGACAGGTGATTTTAGAATGTCACCTATCTCACATAACCGCCGCAACCCTGCTGATGATCGTGAAATTGTAGCACACTTGCCAGTAGTCAATTTTACATTTTTTAAGGGAGAAAACCAATGAATATAGAAGAACAAATAGAAAGAGATGAATTTTCAGTAAAGTTAAGTTTGGCTTTAAAATCTATATGCCCAACAGAAGGGCCATTTCCTAGAAAGCCAGAGATGCAAATTAAGAAAAAGATTGTTATCGAAACAAGAGATGGCAATGAGTTTACTGTTGAAGAATACGAAAAACAAAGAGGTGAGATTGATTGGGTGCAAGGATTGTTGCAATTAAAAAATAGTACAAGAATTATTAATTGCTTGGCTAACAAATTTGACAGTAGTTTATTTGAAAGTAATTGTTGGGATAAAAAAATACACGAAAGAATTGCTCCAAAAGAAAAAAGAATATTAGATTTAAACAACCCAAAGCATAGAAAAAAAATACGCGAAATAAATACTAAACATATTACTAATCTTGGCAAAATTTCTAAACTTGAATTAAATAGATTTTTAAACGAATACTGGCCTTGGGATAATTATGAGTAATTTAACTAACAGACCACCGCTAGGTTTAAAAACCAAAACAAAGAAAAAAGACGCAAAGCACTTAGAAAAGATTAGACAGATGCCTTGCTGTGTGTGTCAGAAATTTGGGCAGGCACAGCTTAGTCCAACAACAGCGCACCATGTAATCCATGACAGGTATGGCACAACAAAATCTAGTGACCTGCAGGCCATACCCTTATGTGATGGACATCACCAAGCATTGTGGGATAAATCGAAAGATTGTGCAATACATGACAACAAAAGAAAATGGCGTGAACTTTATGGTGCTGATTGGAGTTATTCAGTCCAAGATACGGAGATATAAAGCACTGGCCCTTTTTCTGGATGGCAAAAAACCTTTTGCGCTTCGATACTTGTAACCTGTTTATCATCCAGAATGATACCATCCATTCCGCTAATACCGTCTTTGGCTATTTTTACAATGTTATCAAGATCAGGTTTAGCAATAGGTTTTAAAACACCATACTCTGCTTCTAATCTTTTTACTTTGGGCCACGATTGCGGTATGTCCATGAAAGCTACAACTTTTACATGACAAAACCTACCTGTTGGTTTAAGTTTTATTTCTTGCATTTTAGACCAAGCTGCAGCCTGTATGCGTTTTTCATATTCTCTAGTTTTAGTCGGAGTATATGCGTGACCTGCCTTGGTAAACCTTGGCCTGCCCTTGCCTATTGGCTGTCCAGAAACTTCTATTTCTACTTGGTTTAAGGTTACGATCATAAATCTTTGTAACTTTTTTTTAAAATAATGCAAATGTCGAAAAGGAGTTCGCACAATAAAAAAAATTTAACTAACTTATCTAATTTTGTTGACAGGTATGTATCTTCTGTGATACCGTCATTGTATAGAGAAGGAAAACAACATGACACAATTTAGCACTGACATAAACGTAGTTATCAGAGATAGAGAATTTAGAATTGATATTACTGGTGACGTAGACAGAGATGGTTGCGCAGAAAACATAGAGATGTTCTGGCAAAACTTTGTAACTAAACAACAAAAAGATTTACCAAAGCGTGTTCGCACATACGTCGAAAAAGAATACGCTTACGAAATCGATGAAGCAATTAGTTTAGCATCAATAGAAGATGGTGACTTTGCTTACGATTGTTGGAAGGAGCGTTACACATGAACCCTGATGATAGAGAAGAAAACTATAACGAAGATTGTGACTGCTACGGCTGCGCCACTATGCGTCACGAATGTTGGTATGATTATATAGAGAGAAGAAAGAAAGAGAAGGAACAAAATGAAAGATTATGAATTTACATTTGACAGCGAATACGGCGTTTACTTTGGCATGATCCAAGCGCCAGATGAAAAAACATTTCTGGAGGAAATCAGAAAGCAGTACCCACACGATAAAGGTGCGGATGGTTACTTTGACTGTCCTGACACTGGTGAAGAAAAACCGATAAAGTGGGGGGATCTGTAGTGGATTACTGGACGCTTCTCACGCTAGGCTATCAGGTGCTTGAGCATACTATGTATGTAAGCATTTGGTTCTCTAGTGAAGAAGATTGTTGGAGTGTGCTTCTAAGCAACGGTACGCTCTACGATCAGATAAATGCCCAAGAAGGTTATTGTGACGTAAGTGACGTTACATCTAAGCTAGTTAAACCTGTTCTGCGGCCTTGGTGATAACATGACATACAGGCATGATCTTCACCCTGCAGATGTAAGTTTACTGAGGCACTTACGGCAGTTAGTGGATAGGCTTCAAGACGAACAGCACAGATTAGACGCCCATCCGAATGTTAAACAAGATTTGTTTAGAGCAAGAGAAGAACTAAAAGAATTTACATCTAAACTAAGACAAAGAGGAGTAAACATATAATGGAACATTGGAACGAAATGCTTCAAAGACATAAAAAAGAACGTATTGAAGCACTGCAGTCATTATCAGAAAGCGGATATACACAAACACAAGCTGCTAAAATACTTGGCTGTAAGCTTTCTAAATTAAATACTTACGTTAAAAGATATGATATTGAATGGAAAGTAATAAGACAGGGTGTGCGATCATAACATCGTGTGACCAGAGCAGACAAAAAAGCAGAATTGTTTTGAGTGAGAAAACAGAAAAATCTGCTCTGGTTACTTTAATTTTATAGCCAAGCCTTTACAGAGAAGCAAGGACAAGCTTTTGAAGCATATTCATTATGGCCTGTTACTTTTGTAATAGATGGAAACTGTTTTTTGTAATCCTCTATTAGCTGACGTAATGATGCTTCCTGTTCTGGTGTGAAGTTGTCAGAAAACTCTCCATCAGCAATGCCGCCTCTTCCACCTACTAGGCTTACACCTATGGTAGTTTTGTTTCTACCACCTACATGAGCGCCAGATCTCTCTACAGACCGTCCGTAGCCTACTGCGCCATCTCTATGGATTACAGCATGGTAGCCTATATCAGACCACTTACGCTCATCAACGTGCCATCTACGGATTTCTGCAACGACATCATCAACAGAATTGTTTTGCATCCAACTAGGATTAGTTGCTGTAGCGTGAATAATTATTTCGTCTATATCTCTCATTTTTATCTCCTAAAGAATTTAGTAGCAGAACGCACAGCGAAGCTACTGGCTACGATAACACCCAAGGTATACTGATACCACTCAGGCATGCTTTCTAACGCTACAAAGCCCTCTGCAACGATCTGACGGCCTTTTTCACCTGTGAACACTAAAATTAATGGAATACTGAAAAGTCCTACAAGATATTCGTCTTTCCATGAGTTTTGGGTTCCTTGCGCCATGATGCGCTCCCAATCGGCAACCGATGTTTCCTTTGAGAGTAAAATTTTACTTTTCGCTTCTGCCTCTGTTAGCTTTAGTTTAGCTTCTGCCGCTTGTTTACTAGTCTTTGCATCAAGCCAAGAGCCTGCTAGGTTTGCTATTGGAGTTAAGAATTGTATCATTTTTCACCTTCCATACTCATGGATGTTTTCTTATCTGATTTTGCGGAGTAAGCATTGAAGCCCATAAATGCGGCAACGACACCAGATGCAGCAATCACATAAACTGATGCAATGTCTGTGATTAAAGTAGCCGCTTTGTCAAATCCAAGCACACTAGCCAGTAATATAATAAACGGATAAATTAACATTCCTGCTAATGCAAAGCCTGTGTATCTACGTTCCGCATCACGCTTTAAGTCTCTGTCGTTTATCTCTAAGCGTCTTTCTTCTAAGCGTAGCTTTTCCCATTCATCAGGTTGAATAACACCATCTCCGTTTGTGTCAGCTTTGTCGAACTCTGTCATTTGCGTAATCCTGTACTATCCTTCGATCATATCCCAATATAATTAACTTACCATAATTATCATAAGCTGCAAACTTCTTGCCACGCTCTACTATTGTTGGCTGTTTACTTCTAAGCAAGTCACCTTCATTGAGTTGTGCGTCACTAGTATTTGTGCTTTTTCTGCTTGCTCTAGGCATTGCTCTTTATCCGAAAATGTGCCGATCTGATAATACTGTAAGCGATCTGTACTGATAAAATGTAGAAAAACCAAAACATAAATCATTTAAAATAATCCCAGAAATCTATCCATTTCATATGATGTAGATAAGCAGTCGCCCCGATAGCAGACGCTGTGAGTAAGAAAAATATTCCTGCTAGGGTAACAGCCCACTCTTGACGTTCTATAGCGTCACGCCTTGCTTGCGCCTCTGCTTCACGCTTTTCTAATAAAACTTCCTTGCGTATCTTTAAAAGCTCTAACCATTTTGATCTTCCGTAGGTTTGAGTGATCCATTCTTGGAGTTCAGCTTCTGCTTCTGCTGCTGCTCTAACCTTCGCCCAACGATCCAACGCAGTAGCATTGGTGCTTTTGCTTGATATACCTTTTTTTTGTAGTTGTTTCTTAGCTTGGTCAGTCGCGTCAAAGAATTGTCCTATATCTTTACTTAGTGCAGCTATGCTTCGGCCTGTGCTGAGACCTAACTTTATTCCACTGAGGATCGTGATAGGATCGACCATACTTACATCCCATCATTGCGGCTAAACTCTACTGTCTTTTCTAAGATTGCCACCCTAGATTGCAGCTTAATAATCTCCATCATATGAGAAGCCATGCCGCCCATATCGTCATTAATCATATCTATATCTTCCCAAATCTCATTATCACCATCTTCCATGTCCTCATAGACCTCAGACAATATATCAATAATTTCTTGCAGATTATCAGTATTACGCTGCACATCTCTGATTAGATTTGTTTTATCGGTAGCGTTATTCTCAACAGTTAATATGTTTACCGTTTCTTCAAGGTTAGATATTGTTGATGCTTGCTGTGCAGTCCACCAAATAAAACCACCGATCTGGGCTATTACAACCCCGACTACAGCAATGCTTACTTTTGGTAGTTTATCACTCATTAATACCCATTAGCTACTAGCTTACTAAACTCACCTGACATTAATTTCTTTTTACAGTATTCATTAAACTCTTCACTGCCTAATTTAGCACCACATTCCTTCATCCACATTTCAATAACAACAAAAGGAATAGAGCCTGCAAGCCTCATATCAGACCCATATTTATGACCGTCAATGTTTCGTTGTTTATTAAACTCCAAAATAGGTTCAATGTCTTGACTACGGTTAATTACAACTTTGCCATCTTCATCAAAATATCTGGTTTGAACAGCACTTTGTGCTTCTCTTTGCAACCTTTTTTTAAATTGATCTCTGAGGATACTTTGTTCGCTCATTTTTTAGCTTTCTTCTTTGCTTTCTTTTTCGGAGCTACGCCACCTTCCCAAGCTTCATTGACATCAGGAGTTGATGGATCATCACTTTGAACTTGTCCTTTTTCGTTTCTTGCTCTTTTAGGTTTAGATGCTCCAAGCTCTAGTGCCATGCCTGCTTCAACCATAGCTTGCCCTGTTTCATCATCTAGCTCTATCTCTTGCCCTTGAGCGCATCGGCTACCGTTTGCCCAAGGATTTCTATCTGAAGTTATTTTAATTCTCATGTTGCTCTCCCGTTAGATGATGGGGCATTTCTGCCCCACCTAATTTTATGTAGCGTTAATATCTGCAACGATACCATGTGCTTTTTGCGAAGTAACTTGTAAGCCATATTCGCAGGAGATTAATCTACGCTCTGACAAACCTGTCTTAGCCAACGCTTCTTGCTTAGCAGTCTGTAAGTACGCAACCTCTGCATAGCTTGGATCAAGAACAAGAACATCAGGTGTATAATCTACACTTGATACTGTTCTGACACGCATATGGCGATTAGGCACAATTTCTAAACTGCCGAAGTCGGAAATATAAATATCTACGGCGGCTGTTAATTTTTTCGCATCTACGTCTTGAAACTTAGTTGCGTTGCCTGTGAAGGTAGATATTTTTTGCTTTTGCGCTGAACCACACATAACAATAGTAGGTGTAGCCCCTGCGTTCCAACAATCAGCAATCACGCCTTTGAGAAGTGCTTCTGTGATAGGACGTAGAGTTCCATCAGTAGCTGCAGCGTTAACTGATCCGCTTTCACCAGTACCTGAAGTTGTACCATTAGCACCACCACTTCCACGCGATACGTTAGAAGTAAGATAGGCAGGCAAACCTGCAGTCTGTCTAGCAGTACCAGATGAACCTGCTGCCGCTGCTACGTTAGACAGAAGCATAGCTTCCATGTCACGCTTTAGCTCAGAAAGCTTGTAGGCAACCTGTTTTGCTACTGTTTGTGCATTTGCAACACCATTTACAGCTTGGTTTGTTGAAGAAACTTCTACAACTTTAGCTGAAATTTGTGTGTATCCACCTTTACGAACAGCATTAGTTGGTGCTGTGTTAGATAAACCAACGTCACCCTCTATCTGTCTGTTTGCGCCAGTTGCAGCTAGGTCAACTTCACTCCACTCAAAGTAAGTGTTGTCAACGTTGCGTGTTCCAATAGTAGACATCAGTAATGTCTCTGTTGGGGAAATGGAAGCCATCGCTTCGGATAGATCTTCCCTTATGGTTGAGACATCGTAAGTCTCATTTGTATTGGCAGTTACGGCCATGATTTTAGTCCTCTTGACAAAAGATTAAGATAGTAACCAGTTAGCAACATCATCTGCGCTTCCTGATCGTTTCATTGCGTCTAATGCCTTGTCTTTATTTCTGCTTTGAGCCGCACTTGCAGACCGTTTTGCTGCAGGCTTAACCACAGGCCGCGCACCTTCAGCTTTTTTCTTAGCTGTTGGTTTGTTAGCTTGTAGCTTTCGCCATTTAATAGCATCACTAAGGATCATAACTTCTTCGGCAGTTTGCACAGTGCTGATTTGATCATCAGTCAACTTGTAATGCTCTTTCGCGTTTTCTGTCATTTCCTTAACAAAAACTTGACGCTTTGTTTCGTCCTTAAACTCAGGCATCCATTCAGCTAACCGCATGGCTTGCTGATTTAGATTTTCTGCATGTAAACGATCTCTTTCTTGAAGATCACGTTCTGCCACCCACTTAGCGTTTTGTTCCCATTGTTGACGCTGCTCTACAGCCCTACGGTACTCTTCTGTTTTCATATTATACCCTAAAAGATCTGTTTCTTGCATTTCTTTTGGTGGGTATTCTGGGATTACAGGTATAGCACCGTTTTGTACTTGCTCTAACATTTGCTTTAGCACTTGACGCTCTTGAGAAACTTCATTCTGTAGCTTGTCGAAGTTCTTACGGTTTTCGGCTACTTCTGTCATTCCTTTTTGGATATACTTTTGTCCTGAGTAACCCCTTTTCAGTTCATCCAGAGTGACTTCTTGCTCTTGTCCATCGACTTTGACCATATAAGTTTCTGGTTCGACTGTTGGCTCTAATTCCTCAACATCCTCAGTATCAGGTATTTCATCATCGATGTCTGATACATCATCGACATCAACATCTTCAGCAACTTGCTCTTCAGCTTCGGTTTCTGTGTCCAGAATTGCCTCCACCTCTTCATCAGTTACTTGATCTTGATTTTTAGGCACTTCCATAATCAAATTTTCGGCAACCGCGCCCATGTCGTCACCGTTGATTGGGTTAGTCTCTTCCAAGGTGCTTTCCCTTCATATTAATGAGAGTTACAGCGTCTATATTCGCATTAAGCAATCTCTCTATTTCATTTAATGCCCTAAGTATGGCGTGAGCATCCTCACGTTGTTCCACCTCTGGAGCGCTGCTACTTGCGAAAACACTTAATTGCATTTCACGCAAATCCTGTACGGCTTCCTTAAACCGATCATCCTCTAATAATGATTTGGATTTTTTAGCTTTTAATTCAATAGCTGCCAGATCCATTCATTCCACCCATCATTTGTTCATTGTGCTGTCTTGCAGCATTTTGTTCCTGTTTAATAGCTTCTATGTCAACGGCTGTTCCATATTTGCCTAACAACTCAGCAACTTTAACCGCTAAATCTTGCACCATTTCATCTCTAGCCAGATCATCTTTCATTGCTAATTCGTGCATTTTATATTGATTATCCATTGTCATTTTAGCCATATCTGTTTGCGCCTGCGTTTGCGTTTTCATAGCTTCAGCTTGCATAATAGCTTGCGTAGGATCTTGCTGTTGAGACATTTGGGCCATCATCTGTTGTTGCTGTTGCGCCTGTGCCATCATTTGCTGTTCTATTTCTGGTGACATTGGCATAAAATGCCTATCAATATTTCTTATACCACCCAAAGCCAACATATCTGCTAACGTATTTCTAATTTGTGTTAATGTTACCACACCATTCTGAGGCCCATAAGTTTGGTAGAGTTGCTGTTGAATACCAAAAGCCATTTGTAAAGCCGCAGCACGTTCATTTTCGCGCCCTGTACCCAAACCTACATTGACAGATAAATCCATATCTGCAGACCACGCCCTTGGATCTACTGGGATAAATTGACCATTTAATCGCATTACCTCTTCTTTATCTGTATTCTTCACATACAAATCTAACATAAGCTTAAATAGACGCTTCATCCCACCTTCAGCTAGATTTCTGGCAATAACTTCTGCCTGCCCTGCCTGTCCTTCCATAGAAGCCGCAATACTAGTAGCTGTAGCACTTTTTAGCACATCAGGATTTAAACCCTGTGCCATTTTGCTAACGCCTGTTTTATTATCCACCATCTGATCAAAATATTGTAATGCAGGTAAAGTTTGCGCTGCAGTAAAAGGAATTGACATTTCTTGAACCGCATTTGGACTTTTAACTCTGACCACGCGCCCAATTTCGTTGTTTAATAAATCTTCGACATGAACCTGACCATCTAGTATTTGAACCGCAGGATTGTTTGTAAGTGCTGCATTATCCAGTATGCCGCGAAGCATAGATGTTGCTGCGTCCTGATCTGTTATTGTTAAATCAACCAGAGATGTTCCAAAGAAAGCGTGTGGTTCGCCATCTACTTCAAAGATTGCATAAGGAGCATGATCTGCTTCATAAAAATTTAACAACGTGTGACTAGCACCAACACAAAGAAATTGATAAAGCTGGGGAACACCAGATCCCTCTATGTCAAGTTCCATATAAGCTGTTGTTAATGTTATTTTCTTTGATGAACCAGAAACGTTTTCATCTTCACCATCGTCAACAGAATAACCTCTGCGTTCAAATTCTGCTTCATCATCCGATGCAGAATATTCTGTATGATCTAAACCGCTAAGATCATCAACACTGAAACCCATAGCCAATATATCAGAAACACGCACTTCTGAGGTATGACCGCACACATAAAAATCTTCTATACTACGTGCGTTTCTATCTACAAAGAAATCTTCTGGCGGTACGCTTTCAATACAAATATCACCATCAGGAATATTTCTGATAAGTTTAACATCGTGAGAAGGCATTTCAACTTCCATGCCTGTTTCGTCAACCGACATAGAGGTTTGTATTTCATGTTCTAAAACCTCAACATCATCATCTGTTACAAGCAACGTAAATTCATCTTCTGAGAGATTTGTTAACGTGTGTGTTTCTTGCTGCATACTTTCGTTATAATAAACATAAGCTACGCCAGTTTTTTTAACCAAAGCATCTTGGAACACATCGTTAATTAACTTGTATCCATTGTGCTGTTGAAACTTATAATTGATAAATTGTGTGGCTTGCTCTGCCGCTTGCACATCTTCTGAACCTCTAGGTACAAATTCTACTGGTTTTTCTGTTGCCAAGAATACACGCTGTAATGATGGTTTTATACCACGAACAGCTTCACGACATTTAGAAGAAACCACACTAGAGCGCCCATCTTCATGTCCTAGATCACATTCTAAATCATAGTAACGCTGCGCCTTAACTCTTTGCGGTTCTATTTCTGCGTCACAAAAATCAATGGCATCCGAAATTGCTTTGGATACTATGCTTTCGATCTGTGTTTTATCTAGTGGCTCTAACCGCATATTTTATCCTTACATATTTGGAAGTGTTCCTGCGCCTAACATACGCAACAATCCCATTTCGCCTTGATTATTAATTAATTGATTTTTTAAGTATTCTTGACCCATTCCAGAAGTCATTGCTCTGTTTCTTATAGGCGCAAGTAATGACCCTGCAGCATACATGGTTGCAGCCGTTGCAGGATCACCTGTAAGCCCAAAACCTGCCGCCCCCGAACTTGCCTGTGTTTGCCCTGCAGCCATGCCGCCTGCGTTCAATCTTTCCCTGTAATTACCTGCCTGTGGTAAGGTTTTCATTGTAGCACTTCCTGCCCTTGAAAGCTCTCCTAAATCTGACTTTCCAAATAATTTTTCTCTTTTAAATACTTGGCTAGTAGCTGTAGCTAATTTTTGCGGAGTTATCAGCCCTGTATAAAAACCTTCGCCTCTTTCTATTGTTTTTTCAATAGCTAGAAAATCTCTAAATAACCTATTTGTTTCTAACAGTTTAGCCTTACCTTCTTTTCCAAGATTTTTATGTATCATGTCATTAAGGATTGGCACTGCCCTTCTTGCAAATTCGCCGTTAACGTCACCTTTTCTTGTCATTGCATTTAAGTTACGTTGAAAAAACTTCATTTGGTTTTTGCTTAGAGATTGACCACTTTTTAAAGACTTATCTAATACATTAAATACTTGCCTGATTATAGGCGTATCAGTAGTCATATTAACATTACCTTTATAATCTCTAAAAGCTAATTTTAAATTATCTACTTGGTTTTGCGTTGGAACCATTTTCCCACGACTTATGTCAAGGCTGTCGATTGTATCCCTGTAACCCTTGTTTATATTTTTATAAACTTGTTCTAAATCTGCAGCTTCCACGCGATTTTTATTTACGCCAATTCTTTTAAGTGCAGCACGACTAAAGGCTTCAACAGCCGCTTCTTGCATGTTACGCCCTGCTTTTGTTGCTTCTTCCCATGCTAATATCTGTGCATCGTTAAGCATTGTGCCTGCAGTTGGAATAACACCTTCTTTTTTTAACAAATCAATATATTTTTTAGTTTGACCAGTTATTTCTCCGCCAGATGGACTAACAATTTTTTTTGCTAAAATAGGAGTTATAATAGCTGTAATAATTTCTGCAGGAACTTCAGCCGCGGTTCCTTCAAATTGTTTCCCTGCATACAATGATGTTAACGCAGGCAACACACCCATCGTGACAACATTCTTACCTGCAAACGGTAAAAACTCACCGACACGCTGCACTGCTTCACCTGTTGTGCTTTGCGGTTCGTAATTCATAAATTCTGGCGCTACATTTTCAGCCGCCATTCTTGCCTGCGGTTCGGTAAAATTATACAAATCCCCAACAAGAGGAATTGCACCTCTTAATGTGTCTTTAACAGTGCCTGCAAAACCTTCTGGTAATTCTTCATTACCTAATATCTTACGATTAGCAAAATCTGCGCCTGCAATAGCTAAGTTTGTGAGATGCGCAGGAGTATCTAACGCACCTGTGACGCCTCTTGCCAAACCAGAACCGCCCGACATAGCTACATCAGTACCAAATTCACTAGGAGACAATTCTGGCTTTGGTTCAAAATTTACGTCACCTTCTTCAAAAAAATTTCTTTTAAATTTGCTTTTACCTAACTGTTTAATTTTTTTAATTCTTCTAATTTTAAAGGCATCATCTTTAATAGCCATATATTCTTGGAACAGTTCATCACCGTCCATTTGCTCTAATGGTTTTTGTTCTTGCTGTTCAGCCATTTTGCGCGTCCTTATTCTTCATCTTCAAAAAGCTTTGGTAAAGTTGCCAAATAATTTTGTAATTCTATTGCAAACAAATATGGATTTTGAACAAATCCTGTTTGCCTACCAAGCGCTTCATCTTGGCTTTTAATATAATTAACCATGAAATTATATTCACGATTTGCCTGTTCAGCCATTATTTCTTGGATCATCAAGTATTCTGTTATGCCCTCTTTAGTCATGCCGATATTAGCAACCATTTCTTTCATAAATATTAAATCACCTTCACTAACACCAACTCCAAGACTGCCACCTAACCTATCTAAAACCTGTTGGTTTGCTATATTTACAAAAGTTTCATTTGTCGAAACGCCTGCATCGCCAAACCCAAGTTGAGCAAATAATTTTTTAGTATTTGTAATAAGGTCTGCCCCAAAACCACTTCTAAAATCTTGACTGTTTAACATTTGTTTTTGGAGCGCAATGTTAGTAGATGCTTTTTGCGCATTACGGTAGTCACCTAAAATACGTTTTGTTTCTTCAGAACCTTCTTTAAGCAACATTTTACCTTCGTCACCTAAATTTATATTAAGGCCACCACCGCCAACGGCTGTAACATTACCATCACTACCCACATTATAAACTTTTTTAACGTCATATGCTGTAGTTTTATCTCTTGCGTTTAATTGTGCGCCTGTCATTTGCATTGTGGTTTTTGAAGGCTTTTGAAATTGTTGCCTAAAGTAAATTTTCATTGCATCTGAAGGTGTCAACGATTTATTTTGTACCGCCATCAGCAATGATGCTGCCGCTTTGTCTCCTGCAGCCGCACGTTGCTCCAAAGATTTTATCGTATCAGTTCTTTGATTTTGCGCTAATTCAAATTGTGCTTCCTGCAAGCCTTGCTCACGAAGATTTTTTCCTTGACCGTAACCACGCAGAATAAGGCTATCTGCAGCTATACCTGCTTTGCGAAGAGGGCTAAATAATTGTTCTGGGCGTTGCATCCCAAGCGCACCATCTTGCTGTGGGCGCTGTTTTCCCATCAGCATGTCCAGAAAGTTATAACCTGTACTCATTTTATCACATTTCCTTTCTCAGCCAATATAAGCGCCACTGAGTGCATCTAAGCCAATCCTGCAGCAAACTGTAGGTAATTAAACAACCCAGGTTGGAAGCTTGTCTCCTTGCCTGCCATAGTTGGTTGTGCAGAAATAGTTCCCATCATTGTGTTTAAGTTTTGCAATGGTTGACCTGTAAAACCTGCGTATTGTTGCTTTCCTGAATTAATAAGATTTTGCATCATTTGTTGTTGCATAGCACCTTGCTGCATTTGATTTTGCTGTAATTGATTGCCCATTCCAAACGCTTGTTGTCCTGTGCTTTGTAGTCCTTGCGCTGCATTGAAAGCATTGTTCATTGATTGCTGATAGCCTTGCTGACGAAGTGCGCCTACTTTATCTAATGCTTGCTGTTGATAACCTTTAAGAGCTTCTGCACCCTGTATACCATGCCTTGAACCACCGAAAGCACCTGCCGCTTGAGCTTGTGCATCTAAGGTATTCATTCCAATTTGAGCCGCATTGCCAACATCTCTAAGCGTTGTGTCAACAACTTGCTGATTGTATGGGTTCATCATATTCTGTGCTGCAGCCGCAGGATTGCTATAAGTATTAAGTGCCTGCATATTTGCCCCTGATGCTCTTTGCATCGGAGTTAACATAGGTTGTACCATGTTGGGATTTGCTGAACCTGCCATATTATTTACCGCCTCTTCTACCTGCGCTAGTCATTTCTAACGCTACTGGTTGACTATCAGGTGCGCGACTTCCCATTTCACCTGTAACTGGATCTATTCCAAAACTTGGTATATATTCTGCCGTTGCAGGACTAAACGTTTGCAAGTTTTGCCTTGCCTGATCATAAACTGGCGCTGAAGAATACCCTATTGCACCGCCTGCATTTACTGGTGTAGGCATATACCCACCTTGACCACCCTGCATACCAAAAGCGTTCATAGCATTTTGTTGATTTTGAAAAGCTGCTTCTTGCATTGGATTAAAAGCTGCTACGTCTGGCCCCCTGTATTCTGCGTAAGGCATTGCCGCTGCGTCTTGCCCCATTCCAATAGACTGTTGCAATGCAGTCTCAAAGAATGCAGGCATCGTTGCATCATTACTTTCTCTGCCACCTTTAGCCATTTTTAAACTCCTTTAAAAAACTAACGTGCTGCATTTTCCAATCTAAAGGTGCTAAAGGTTTTTTCCAACCTATGCGCCCTGACATTGTTGCTGCACTGCATCCATGCTGTTCTGCCCATTTTTTTACATCGTTGTCCATATCTAATATTTGATCCAATTCACCGCCTGCTAAAAATATGTTTAGCACCTTTTTTCTAGGATATACCACAATCTCTGTAACAATGCACCCCCTGTCAGCCGCCCAAAGCTGCATTGTACCTTTGGCTATGCTATCGACAATATCATCCCATTCATGTGTGCCGCCTGTATACACCAAAGCCGCCTCTATCCAAGGGCGGCATTTTTCTAAATCATCATTCAATATTGTATCTTTAGGCATTTAATATGTAGACAATGCTACCCTCTTCCAAATTGCTGCACTACCGTTATGTGTGCCAGTGCAAATATAAATATAAGACGTATCCCAAGCTATCATTCCTGCCGCATCGCCTGCCGCACCAACACTAGAACTAGGTGTGGTTTGCTTCATTGCAATCTGCTTAAATGCGTTCTGCGCTGAAACAACAGGATAATTCTTATCTTCATCCCATAAAAATATACCGTTTTCGCTTGGGTTATCGTCACTAGTTTTAAAGTATAACTTACCTAAGTTTCTGCTTAGAAACAAATTAAGCTGCCTGCCCCACTGTCGTAAATCTTCACCAAGAATAGGCGGCGTTACTGGCATTACCGTCTGCCCCCTGCTTTTACATCTAAGCGCATTGTACCCACACGCCAATCCACATTTTGATCACCTTCAACTCTCATGCGGATTTGCCTACCAGAAAACCGTAC